TAAAGGTCATCAGGTAGCAATTACTAATTTCTTTAAGTACTGGAGTACTCAAGAAGACTTTGATGACTATAACGTTTATAATGAAATAGAGACTAACGGTACTGTTGTTATTGATAACGATCTATTTGAGATTATCGATCAGATCAACTGCTCACCTAAGCTAGCTAACTCAGGTATGAGTAAGAAGCAACGCTTCAACGAAGAAGCTCTTAAGCGCATCATGGAACATCCGAATTATCAATTTAAATTTGTTATATCCAATGAAGAAGACGTACAGGAGATTTTTAGCGAATTTGTGTTACCACTTAGCATACCTCTTAAAAATGTAGTATGTATGCCAGGATTAGATGACGTAGCTAACTTTGAAGAGCGTACTCAATTCTGTTTAGAAATGGCTAAGAAATATAAGTTCCGTGGATTGACTCGTTTGCATATTGCAGCTTGGAATAAAACTTTGAACGTATAATGGAAGAATTGGATTTGCACGGCTTAAAGCACAGCGAGGTAGAAGACGAGGTAGAAGATTTTATTTTAAGAGCCAACACTCCTTTCAGAATCATAACAGGCAATTCAGAGGAGATGCGGCGGATGGTTACGCGATTACTCGATCATTACGAGTTTAAATTTTATATTCCTGCACATAATGCAGGAGAAATAATCGTAATAGAATAAATTATGCATGCACTAGTAACAGGCGGATGCGGATTTATAGGACATGCTTTAACTAAAGAGCTTCTTAACCGCGGTTGGAAAGTCGATATTGTCGATAATCTCTATATCGGAAAAGAGGCCAGGTTAGCAGAAGGAGCTACTTTTACAGGAGGGGATGTTAGAGCGATGGAGAATATAAAAGATGTAAACTATAACGTAGTTTTTCATTTAGCTGCCCTTAGTAGAATACAGCCTTCTTTTGAGAACCCTCGCTTAACGTTTTCAATTAACGTAGATGGTACTAGGCAGTTAGTAGAGTACGTACTGCGTAACGACTGTAAGCTAGTCTATGCAGGATCTTCCTCTCGTCATCATAATCCCGAACTGTCGCCTTACGCTATGACTAAACATATGGGCGAGGAGTGGATTAAATTATGTAAGCAAGTTTACGGATTAAATGCAGAGATAGCAAGATTTTATAACGTGTACGGTCCAGGCGAGCTAGTAAATTCAGACATGGCAGCCGTAATTGGTATGTGGCGTGCAGCTATTCAAGAAGGTAAACCGATTCGTATACACGGAGATGGGGAGCAGCGTAGAGACTTTACACACGTTCAGGATATTGTAGACGGACTAATTCGAATAGCAGAAAGTAATGAGAAGCACGAAGATGCTTGGGAATTAGGTACGGGATGTAACTACTCGATAAATGAAGTAGCTGAAATGTTTGGTAATATCGAAAAAGTTTACGTAGACGACGTAAAAGGAAATTATAGAAAAACTCTACGTCTAAATAACGATGCTATTGAAAGACTCGGATGGAAACCTCAAAATAGATTAAAAAAATATATTAGTTCATTATGATTCAGGAAACTAAAGTATTTTGGACTTGCAAGTACTGCGGAGGAGATACTTCGCATGTAGAGGCCGATTACCTGTGGGGGTACGATCACCTCGCCTGCGCCTTACAAGAAAAGATGCAAGAAGAGAAAAAAGCTAAGCAAGTCTTAACTATTCCTTTCGATTTAATTTTAAGCACTCCTAATGATCAGGAGTTGGGAGAGAAAATAAGAGTGATGTATCATGAAGCAAAAAACAACAGCTGAGAATTACTACGAAGCTTTAGGTAAGATCGCAGGTACGTTATTTTATCTGAAACGTAAAGACGGCTCAAAAACAGATTATGTTTTCGAAGCATTGAACATTGACACTAAGAAAAAAGATTTAACAATTAGAATACTAAAACGAGCTATGAACGATCCAAACTTCATAGCTTTTCCGGGTACGCCAGAGTTTTACGACTTTGTTAATGAAGAAGTTGATAGTTCAAAAGATAGTTAGTATATTATAGTATGACAATTACCATAACCAGAGAGCAGATGTATATCGGAATTATAGTATTTTTACTAATATTGCAGATATACCAGCAAGGACAGATAAAAAAGCTCCAACAAGATACTTCTGATCTCTGGAGTCAGCTAGGTACTTTGATTGCTAATCTGAGTAATCAAATGTTACAGATACAGAAAGATATTAATTCTAAACAAGATAAAAATCCGAGTAAATGAAAAAGCAAGCAGTTCTCTCGCTTTCAGGAGGAATGGATAGTAGTTCTCTCCTACTTCACTTATTGGCAAACGGTTATAGCGTAACCGCTCTTAGCTTTGATTATGGACAGAAACACCGTGTAGAGCTTGAAAGAGCAACATCTCTAGTAAAGTATATTAACGAAACCTGGAGTGCTCATCATACGCCGTTTGATAATGATAAAAATTATCAATGGTATCCGGTAACGCACCAAATTATTAAACTAGACGGGTTGCAGCAATTGCTCAATTCAGCGCTAGTGGAAGGCGGTAAGGATGTTCCTGAAGGACATTACGAGCAGGATAATATGAAAGAGACGGTTGTACCTAACCGTAATAAAATTTTTAGTTCGCTGATTCAAGCAGTTGCTTTATCTTTGGCTACAAAGCCGATCAGTGATGATTGTTCTATAAGACAGGAGGTAAAGATTGCGTTAGGTATTCATGCAGGTGATCACGCTATCTACCCTGATTGCCGTCAAGAGTTTCGCGATGCAGATATGGAAGCTTTCAGAATCGGTAACTGGGATTCAGAATTAGTAGACTTCTATACTCCTTATCTCGATACTGATAAGTTTGGTATTTTACAGGACGGAGCTGTATGCTGTCAAGAACTAGGTTTAGAGTTTGATGAAGTATATAAACGTACTAATACATCATATAAGCCAATCCCTATCGTTGGAGCATACGATGAAAAAATAGTATGGTACTCTGATTATAAATCAGCAGCATCAGTAGAACGTATTGAAGCTTTTATTAAACTAGGCCGTCCTGACCCGGTAGCATATGCTGATGAAACTGGCCCTGTAAGTTGGGAAGTAGCAAAAGCGCACGTAGAAAAAGTATTAGCTGAACATAATAAATAATTATATGCCATTAATTAGTCACGAGATTCCTAAGCAGTTATTTCCTTATCACGATCTTATTAGCGATTATCCTTACGTACTAGGGCATTTGCTAAATAACGATAGACAATATACAGAGTTCTACAAAGAGAAGCTTAAGACAGCTCCCTACTCTATTCTAGACAACTCTGCGTTCGAGCTCGGTCAATCTATTCCGGGAGAAGAACTTTACGAATTAGGTGAAGAGTTCCAACCTACACACCTCGTACTTCCCGATAAAGTAAACGATTATAGACAGACTATGGAGAATACTGTAGAGTATCTCAATAAGTATAAGTCTGATAAAGTAAAGTATATTGGAGTATGTCAAGGTGATACTTTTGATCAAATTGCAGACTGTATTGATTTCTATACAGACAAAGGTGTTGATATTATCGCATTACCTTTCGATCTAGTCTCTGATTCAGATTTTGTAACCGTCCGGTTTCGTTTCTTAAACTGGTGGTACTCGAACAGATTTACCTATAAGAGAAGCGGTATTTACAAGTTTCACTTACTTGGATGTCAGAACCCAGTCGAGTTTCTTCTTTATAAGTATAATCAGCCGCATCTTGCTCGTTATATCTACTCTCTCGATACTAGCTCACCTATCGTAAACGGATGGTCAGGAAATAGATTAGGACCGAACGGATTGACTACACCTAAGCCAAAAGATAAACTAGCCGATAATTTAGATATTAAACTATCAGAAGAACAACTAACCTTAATTTTTGAAAACGTTAAAACCTTTAGAACCTATGTCAGTTAATACTATGAATGATGCGGCTTCACGGTCGCTCGGATCTGCAAACTCTTATGCAGTCTATACAGATAAGTTTGATCCATCACAGCTTAATCCTATGCCGCGTATTCTTGCTCGTCAAGATTGGGGTATTAAGGGAGATGAGTTTGTAGGATACGACGTGTGGCATTGTCACGAAGCTACTTTCCTTCTTAATAACGGACTTCCAGTAGCAGGTACTTTGAAAATTATCTGCCCATCCGATTCAGAGTTCATGGTAGAGTCTAAATCTTTTAAACTCTATTTGAATACCTTCGATATGTGTAAGATGGGAGCTACTCTAGATGAAGCGATTGCTAACTACGAGAATCAAGTTAAGGAAGATGTTAGTGCTTGCATTAAAGCAAACGTTGAAGTAGCGTTCTTTAAGTCCGGCGATGACAAAGCTAAGATAGCAGATCCTACTGTCGGTTACTTAGATCTTTATAGAGCTATTCCGGAAGGAGAGCTAGAGAAGATGGAGATTACCGACTATAATGCTTCCGGGGAGTACTACCTTGTAAGTATTGATGGTAACGTAGACGGGGAAGAAGCTAGCTACTTTACTAACGTATTGAGATCTCGCTGTCGTCATACGAAGCAGAAAGATACAGGCGCGGCTTATTTTACTATCAAGACTAAGCAAGGTGCTGTAGATAAGAAAGGACTCTTGAAGCTTGTAATTTCACTCCGCGAAGTAAATGAGTTCCATGAATTTTGTGCTGAGAAACTCTACACCGAAATTATGTCTAACTCTCTGGTAGAAGAGTGCTGCGTAATGCTACTTTATTCACGTCGCGGATCTCTAGATATCTGCCCGGTACGCGCTACTAAGCCCTCTATGATTCCGCCGGCTTTGAAATCTAAATTCTACTACACTCAAAAAGCAATGGGTCAGTAATGAAAGTAGTACAGGAGTGGGGCGCTTTAATCTCACAAACAGGATCTGAAGTTATATCTATAGGACAAGAGACTGGGTTTCTCCCCAGTCTTATTGTTACTAATAGACTTGCTAAGATACCGCAAGAGAACCTAGAGATCTTTGGGAAACACGGGGTAGTAGTAAAGACGGTCCCGGTTAAACCTTCTTTAGAGGATTATCTCTACCCTGAGCTGTTGAGTAAAGAATTAATTACCCTACATGGATTTCTACGGATAGTGCCGGCAGAGTTCTTTGATAAGTTTCAAGGAAAAATCTATAATGGACATCCTGCATTAATTACGAAATATCCCGAACTGAAAGGGTTTAATAAGCAAGAAGATATTGCCGGCAATCAAGAGAAGTATCCCTTGTGTGGAAGCGTAATTCACGAAGTAATTCCAGAATTAGATTCAGGAGATGTCGTAGCAGCGATTGAAACTGAAAATACAGCTAAAACTATCGACGAAGCTTATAACCTACTGAGAGGTACTTCCTTACAG